CTAATTCTTGCCGATCCGCTCCTTTGCCGATACCCGACCGAAGATTGCAATCAGCCCCGATAGAGCAGTGATCGCCTGCAGCAAGGTATCGATCAACGCCGAATTGTCGACGCCGTCGACGGGCACGCCAGCGAGCCCAGCCACCCCCATCAGCATGGTCACGACAGAGGCCCAGATCGTGCGCGAGAGATACCAGGGTTTCAGGTTCAACATGTTTATATCCCTTCGGGTGAAAAGCTTGCCTGAGTTCAGGCCAATGCAACGCGACGTATCGTCGGCACGCCCCAACCTGAAGCCACACTGAGTTGGCGCACGGTAACCTCGACCTCCGCCGGCGGCGTGCCGAAGTCGGCCGCAATGTCGGCCGCAGCATAGGTCCAGGTCAGCATTGAAACGGTCGTTGATCGCACGACCGCGCCGCCGACAGCCGCAACATCGATGCGGTATTCCTCCCGCTCCTCCCCAAGCGGGATGTCGCTCGATTGCCAGCTGTCGGCTTCAAGGCGCCCGCGCCGGATCCACGACAGCAAGAGATCGCCGCCCGCGGTGTGCTTGCCTCGGAGATGCACCGGACTGAGCGCCATCAGAGCTCGCTTGCCGCCAGTCTCCTGATGCGCCGAAAAGCTCGCGCTGGAGAAATCGCCGCCGAGCGGGCCGACACGCCAGTTGAGCAGGAGCCCTGCTTCACCAGCCGACAACCCGGCAGCAACGACGGCCGTGTCGAGCACGACCACATCGGCATCGACGGTGGCACCGGCAGCGGTTGCATCTCCGGTTCCAAATTGGCCACGCAGCAAGTTGCTGAGGCGCCAAATCCCGGGCGCCGTTTCCTCTGCCGCCTCGAACTGCAGTATCTCCCAGGTACCGGCTGCGGACTGCACCGCCACGAGATTCGCGCCATTGAGCAATTGCAGCCGGCTGACGCTGGCCAAGTCGCCTTCGTAAAGCTCAATATTCAAGGCCGTTGCTCGGTCGAGCCTGCCTTCCACGCTTGGCAGGAGCGCTGCCCGGAGCCGCCCCATGTCAGCTCGACGGCCAACCGCCCCCCGCAACACAAAGCCCGTGTCCTCGGGCGAAGCAAACAGCGCCTGGCTTCGCCACGGCACCTGCCTCACGGCCACGCGGAACTGGTCCTGCGGTGAGCCAGCGCCCATCATCGGCAGATCGAGGAACACCGCATGCGGCTGGCCGACAACGATCGAGGTCGCCGGTTCGACACCGGGATTTGAAGATCGCCAAGGCGCCGGCGCCGCCCGCGCGATCTGCTTTGCAGCGACCTTGCGCACCAGGCCTTGCTCGATACCGGTGACCAGGAATTCGGCGTCGCTGCCGGAGGCCGGCACCTTAATCAAACAGCCCGGCACGATGTCCGCGCGCGGTTCGGCCAGGGCAAAACTCAACTGCTCCCGCTCCTGCCAGGTTCGTCGCATCCAGTCTTCGGCGAGCGCGCTTGCCTGTCCGGCTTCGAGCATACCGGGGAAGGAAATCGTATGCTGCCGGCTGTTGTTGGCGGCAAACCGCTTGCTCCTGGCCGACGCCGACTGATAGTCATTGGCGGGATCGCCAAAGCTGACCAGCGCCTCGACCGGTAAATCATGATCGGGCGTGCGAACGGTTTCGACGACAGCGCTTTCACCGTCGAATGCCAGTTCGGTCAGTTCGACAGCCGCGCCTTGCGATGCCACCGCCTGCCGAAAGACGAGCCGATCCGGCTCTTGGCGCGCCGAGAGGCCAAACAGGTCGATAAGCGGCTCAAGCGCTGCCCTGGCCGAGCTCGGATCGCCGACAACATATCCGCTCACCGTGCCTTCGACACCGGCCACATCAGCAACCGGCAGGCCGTGATCCTGAAGAATTTCATTGATGAGATCGGCTACTGAAGGCGCGTTGAGCCGTCCGTTCAACCAATGGCCGCGATGCCAGCCCGCGCTGTCCGACCAGACCTTGGACTGCAGCGGAAAGGCCGGATAGGGCCGTGCATCCCAGGCCCAGACATAGCTGCGGGCGACGTCCACCATGCGCCTGCCATAGGCCGGTGAGACCGGATTGCTCGTCTCGTGGAAGCCCGCGACAACTGGATCCCAGTGCAAGGCATGGGCCTCCAGCAGGCGCCGCGGGGCAATGTCCGACCGGCCACCGTTCGAGAAGTAAGGTGCCGCGTCCTCGACCGACTTGGTATCCGGAAACATGTTGGGCTGGTTCGGCCCCTTGTCGACCGCCGGGCATCCCAACTCCGTGAACCAGATCGGCTTGCTGCTGGGAACCCACGCCGTGGGCGAAGCGGCCTCGACGCCGCCTGGCCTGTCGTAGTGCGGGTTGCTCCACCAGCCGACCAGATCCTTGTAGCGGAACACCCATGGCTTGCCGTGAGTGGTGTCCGTGATCGGGGTTCGCGACCGCGACAGCCGCGCCGTAAAACCGGGATAGTACCAGTCAAACCCCTCGCCGGCAGTGATGGAGGCGCGCAAGCCCATCAGATCATATGGCGTGTCAAATCCGTCCGGGTTTCCTCCGGCATAGTCCGCGTCGCGCCAATCCGACAGCGGCATGTAGTTGTCGATGCCGATCGCATTGATCGCTGGATGCGCCCAAAGCGCGTCGAGGTGAAAATAGACATCGCCGCTGCCATCGCTCGGCTGATGGCCGAAATACTCGCTCCAGTCGGCGCCATAGGTGATGCGGCAGGCAGGCCCGAGCACGACCCGAACGTCGGCGGCCAGCGCGCAGAGCTTTTCAACGAACGGAAAGGCGTTCGCACCATCGCGCAGCGTGGTCAATCCGCACAACTCGGTTCCGATCAGGAATGCATCGACCCCACCCGCAGCCGCTGCCAGATGCGCGTAGTGCAGGATGAAACGCCGGTAGCCCCAGTCACTGGAGCTGCCACCAAAATTGACGGTGTCGCCAGCCGCGGCAAATTGCGTCCGCAGCGCCGAACCGCAGAACGCGTCAACCTGGCTTCGCGCGGCCGCCGTCCGGTCGGTTGTGCCAGGCATCTGCGGAGCGGGTATGCAGGTGATACGTCCGCGCCAGGGGTAGCTTGGCTGGCGTGCGGCGCCATAGGGATCGGGCAGACTGTTGGCGGCCGGAATATCCATCATGATAAAGGGATAAAGCGTCACCTTCAGGCCGCGCGCCTTGATCTCGGCGATCGCCTCCCGGACACTGCGATCGGACGGCGTGCCACCATAGGCTGGACCATTGTCGTAGGTCGAAACGACCCCAGCACTCGAACGCGTCAAACCAGACACCTGCCACGCCTTCGACAGGCCCGCCGTCGAAGCGCTCGTCACACCGGGCTTCACCAGGCATTGGCCGGCCCTCAGGTCATTGCCGAACCAGGCAACGACGAGCGCCACGTTCTCGATGCTGGGGCAGATCATCTGCAACTCGTCGAGCGACGCTGCGAAGTCGGTGCCCGCGAATAGAACGTGGCGGTTGATCGCCTCGGTCTCGCCAGGCTTTTTCTGGCGGCTGATCAAACTGGTCGACAGACCGTACTCGGTCGCACCGGGAATCAGGGAGACGGCACGGATGCGCTTGCGCAGATCGCCGATCGAGCGGATCACCTCAAACTGCATCTGCGGCATGCGATGGCCATAGGGACCCAGATCGAGGTTCTCAACCACCGCATAGGCGACGCCGCGATAGGCCGGCGCATTGCCGCTGCCCTGCTTGGCTGCGATCAGCGGATCGACGGCCTGGTTCTCGGTGCCGCGATGAACACGCAGCTCGATCGTCTCGCGATCAATCTCGCGTCCATCCGCCCAGACCCGCCTGATGCCGGCGATCTCGCCTTCGCAAAGCGCAAAGGCCGCGTTGCCGTAATAGGCGTACTCGGTCACCTTCGGGCCCATCTTGCCCTGACGGCGCGTCGAACGCGTCTCCTTGAAACGCGTCGCCCAGATCAAAGTGCCACCGACACGCGCGGTGCCGTAGATTCGCGGTAGCGAGGCGCCTTCCTCGGCGGTGAACGGACGGGCACCAGTTAATCGCGGGCCTTCGATCCTCCTGGTGCCGTTGATCAGCGCGCTGTCGATGACGTAGCCGGCCAGTGCACCGGCAGCCGTACCAATGGCAGTGCCGATAGGTCCCAGCATGCCGCTGAGAAATGCCCCGGCAGCCTGCAGCAGGATGGTGGCCATCAATTGTCTCCGGGTTCAGCTCTGGTCAGGTCGGGTTTGGGAAAGGCAAAGGCCGCGGCAATGCGCCGACGCCACTGCGGCACCAGCCGCGTCAGCGTCACGCCGTGGTCCTGATAGGCGTGCACGAAGCAATACGGATCGATGAGGATCGCCGCATGCTTTGCCGGCAGATGCGGCCGCCAGCGAAACACGATGAGGTCACCGGCGGCCATGACAGCAACCGGCTTCTCCGGCATGTGCTTGCGCAATCCGTCGAGCAGGCGTTCCTGCTCGGTGGCTTCGGCCCAGTCAGGCGCGTACGGCTCTGGCCGATCCAGCTCACGTCCGTAAATTTCGCGCCAAACGCCGAGCAACAGCCCAAGGCAATCGCAGGCCACTCCCTTGCGGCTGCCCTGGTGGCGATAGGGCGTCCCCACCCATTCCAGCGCCTCCGCCACCACTGAAATCGCTATGTCGGCACTCGTCATGGAACGACCGGCCGGCCATCGAAGACGCCGCCCTCCGTGACGTAGGAATACCCCGCGTCGTTGCCGGGAAGATGCGGAAACCCTCTGAAATTCAACGGATTGGCGAACTTCGCCTTGCACGTCGCAAACCGCTTGTCGCACCCGGCGCGGATGGAAAAAGTAGCGCCAGCTGCGATGGCTGGTCCCACGCTCGACCCAACAATGATCGTTACCCCAGCACCATCTCGGCGGTGATCGACAATCCGCTCGACACGGCCGTTCCTTGCACCCGAGGTCCAGGTCAACGTGCCATGCGTGAACCAGCCCGGATCGAAGCTGCCCAGTCCCGATACCGACAGTATGTCTGGCGCGGCATGGGCGGTAACGCTTCCACTGCCCTGAAACTGCGGCTGGTTCAGCGCCACGCCACACCTGGCATCGCCGAGGTCGGCATCACAGGCGCGATTGACGTAGCGCCCGCGCGGCTGGTCCAACGCATGGGTCGCGCTCTCAAGTTCGGCGACGAAACGCTGGTCGCTGCGCGTGATCTTGCCGATCGTCGCAGTTCGCAACAGCGAGAACTGGGCGGGTACCATCCAGTTGACCAGGAAGGTCTCGACCTTCGCATTGTCGTAGAGTCCCGCGGCGATATCTTCGTCGCGAATGCGCTCGGATGACAACGCGCCTTCGACATCGACCGTGTCGACCGCAAGACCAAGCGAACTACGGGCCTCGCTGGCGGCAAGGCCGGTCTCTGGTTCAAACGTCGTGCCATCAAGGACAAGCGGACGATCGTGATCCGTAAAACCCGTCACCACGCCATCGGCTCGAGTCAGCCGCCAGCAATGGCACACGCTGGTCACGGACCGCCCGAGATGGTCCGCCAAGGCCGGAGGCATAGTCACAGCCGAACCTCCACCAGAGGGATCGATGGAATCTGGCCGGCCTTGAAGGCGGTGAGGCTCAGCGAAAGCCGCTCGGCGTCGAAGCGCACCGGCACGTGGAACTCGAACCCCGCCGTCACCTGTGCGCCCATGGCAGGGATCGAACCGGACGCGAAAACCACCTCGCCGGTGGCATCATCGAACGAGAATGCCGGCGCCAGCCGTGCCACGCCTGCCACCGCGATCCGCAGGCTGGCAGCCACCGGCTTCACTATCAGTCGCTTGTAGGCGTCGGCTCCAGAGCCATACGTCTTGGTCAGGGAAAATCGCGCTTTGAGACCATCGCCCGCCCCCAACACCTGATCCAGCATGCCGGGGGCTTCGCTCGGCCGGCATGACTTCATGTCGAACGGATCGCGGAACCTGAATGCGTGCAGCGAGCCGCGCCGCGCCTCGAAGAAAGCCAGGACATCGTGAAGATCGTCGAGCGACCTCACACCCGTTCCGGCATCATAGTGATGGCGTGACTGGGAAAAGCGCAGGTTGCGTTTTTCCCGCCCCGAGGTCAGCGACACGATCTCGTTGCGCCGCTCCGGCCCGCCCGTTGCGCCAAAAGATACGGCGAGCGGAAAGACCTCGTCATGGAAACTGCTGAACTCCGTCACGCTGCCTCCTCAAAACGTTCGCGCGCCGCGCGAAACCGCGCGCGCCAGCATGCCGGTGATCTGGGCTTCGGATTTGCGGAACGACGATGCGTCCTGTGCTGTCACGTTGAACACGACGTTGACGGCCCCGCCGCCGCCAGGTGCCGCCACGCCGAGGCTGCCATCCGCCCCGCGCCGCAGCGGCAGGATCGCCTCCGCTCCCGCCTCGCCCATCAGGCCGAGCTGCTTGCCATTCGGAAAATAGGTCGGCGATGACACCACGCCGCCGGCGGCAAATGGCGTTACGCCCCCGGTTACGCCGCCATTCGCGAAGGGAAGGATGCCCTGGAGGCCCTGCAGAATGTTCTTGAACAACGACGAGCCCAGCGCCTGAAGCGGCTTGAGGCCGTGCCCCAGTGCCATACCGGCGATGTTCATGCCCAGGCTTCTCAGCACGTCTTCGAGTTCGCGGCCGCCTACCGTCGCCATCTTCAGCGCGCCCGTAAGATGAGCACCGAAACTGTCGGACAGCTTTTCCAGGGACTTCAACGTCGCCACGAACGAACTGGCATCCGCTCCGATCTTGATATCGATATTTTCAGCCAACTCGGTTCTCCATCCGATCCGGAAACCGCTTCATCAGTTCCATGAGTTGCGCCTTGCCAGGTGCTCCGGTTCTGGCCGTACCAAGCACGCTCATCGCGCGCTCCAATTCGCGCGGAGTCATCGCCCAGAATGCTTGTGGCGATAGCCGCAGCAGGCCGAACCCCCTGGCCATCACGCTGTCCCAGGGAAATTCGGCACCGGTGCCCGCTGCGGCGCCTAAGGGTTTTGCGTCTCTTCCGCCTTGGCGGCTGCGCCAAACGTCGTGGTCAACAGATCCGCGACGATGGCAGCGAAACCCGCGACGCCGCCGTCGGCACGCATGCCACCCACCTCGTTGTCGGAAAGCTCGTAGCCGGCACCGCGCAAACCGGCACCGATGACGCGGATCATGTCGGAAGCCGACAGGCGGCCGGAGGAAAAGCGCTCCACCAGCGCCGTCAGGTCCGTCGCGGCATAGCTCGCTTCCAGTTCCGCCAGGGCGCCCAGCGTCAGGCACAGCCGGTGGCTCTTGCCGTCCAGCTCGGCGGCGATCTCGCCGCGTCGTCTGTTTGCGGTCATGGCGTCACCGTAAAGCCAATGACGCCGGCGGATTCGAGCGCCACCTCGAAGGTCACTTCTCCGTCGTGGTTGCCGGTATACTCCAGCGCCGTGATCTGGAACGGCCCGTCGATGACGCCGAAATCGGGCACGGCGAGCTGCCACCTCAGAATCTCGCCGCCAAAGAAGCAGCTGCGGATTCTGGCATCGGATTGTTGGTCCTTGAAGATGCCGGAGCCGCTCACCGCGGCCCGCTGCACCCCGCTTCCGGCCAGAAGCTCGCGCCACCGCCCGGCCGACTCCGCATCGGTGATGTCGACCGTCTCGCTGTTGAAGGCAATGCGCTTCGAGCGCAGCCCCGCGACCGTGACAAAGCTGCCCAGACCGTTGCTGTCGATCTTGAGCAGAAGGTCCTTGCCCTTCTGTGCGACCATGGAGTGGTCTCCTGAATGTCCTGAGGAAATGTTGCCGACCGTCTGGGTCAGGCAGGCGTCGGCTCGGTCACCGCGCGGAAGCGCAGCAAACCGTGATGCAGCGAGAGCCTGTCGTCGAAACGTGCTTCGGAGAATTCAAGCCGCATGCTGACCAAGTGCTGCGTACCCAGATTGAGCGTCGCATCGTCGAGCACGCCACGCACGATCTCCATGATCTCGAGCGCCTCGCGCTTGCCCTGGGATTTCGACCAGACATGAACTGAAAACAGGTGTTCGCAGCCGCTCTCGGTGTCGGTGCTCCAGTCATAGACGCCAGTCCGGCCAAAGGTCAGATACGGAAAGATGACGTTGGCCGGTGCCTGGTCATGGATCTTCGGCCCGCCCAGGCGTGCCACAAGCGCCGAATTGCCGCGAAGTGCGGCAAACACCGCTTTCTGCAATTCAGCGGCCGGGGCGGTCATCATCTCGCTCCCTGATCCTGCGCGGGCTTGCCCGCCTCGGCGGTGCCTCAGCCGAAACACCAACGTCGCCACGGTAATCCTGTTCGATGTCCTCCGCCAGTTCATGCGCTTTCCAGCGCAGCGCCCGTTTCAGGCCGTCCAGCGTCAACCTCATCGTCAGATTCATGCGCCCTGCTCCCTTGCGCGACAAACGAGATAGCGCTGCGTTTCATCGGGATCGTGGACAGTGATAATGTCCAGGATCCGCTGGTTGCGGCGCAGGCGCATGCCGCTTTTCAGGCCCGTCCGCCACCGCATCGTGACGCGATGCGTTACCGTCTCCAGCGACTGGTCGGCGCCGAATACGCTTTGCACGGTGGCAGGCTCGACGCGCGCAAACAGCGTTGCCAGCTCAACCCAGCTTTCCGTGTGGCCGCCAAGGTTATCCGGCGTGGTCGTGCATTCTTCCAGCGCAAACTCGTGGCGCAGCGCGCCCGGGTCGACGAAACTCAACCGCATCAGAGCCTCCACATGCGGTAGCCGGCAAGCAGCCGATCGTAGCCGCCTGGATAAGACACCGGCTGGTCATCGGGGCCAAAGCTCGTGCGGAAATCGTACCAATGCGCGACGAGCAGCAGCACCGCCCGTTTCAGCAGGTCAGGCACATCAGTGCCCGCCTCGCCGAAGCCGGTGCGAAAATCGATCTCGACGCCATTCATCACGCGGAGCCGCTCCGGCGCGCGATCGAAATGGATACGTGCGGGGCGCGACAGCATGTCCAACTGATAGTCGGCCGGATTGACGATCGACGCTGCGCCTTCGCTGCCGAAAATCGTCACCGAAAGCACCTGCCTGACCGGATGCCGCATCAGCATGACAAAATTGTCGGCCGGCCAGCGGTCGAGCACCAGCCGCCAGGTCTGGTCGATCAGTGCCATTCCGGTCGCGCGCTCGACGTCCTCTCGCGCCGCCCGGATCAGGCCGCTTATCAGTCCGTCCTCGCTCGTATGCGTGACGCGCAGATGCGCCTTGGCATCGACAAGCGTCACTGGCTCCGCCGTCGGCGCGACGGTCCTGATCAGGGTCATTCATCACCTGTCTTGGATCTAAAGGAGCGGCCCCGGCGGGGAGGAACCGGGGCCGCAACGGCACTGGGCGGCGAACGGGCACGGAGCCCGTTCACACCGGCTTACGCGGTGCCGTATTTGAGCAGCTTGATGGCGCTGAAGTCCTGGACGCCGCCGCCGACGCGCTTGGTCGTGTAGAACAGCACATAGGGCTTGGCGGAGTACGGATCGCGCAGGACCCGCACGCCGGTGCGGTCGACGACGAGATAGCCGCGGCCGAAATCGCCAAAGGCGATCGGGGTTGCGTTGGCCGCCGCATCGGGCATGTCCTCGGCCTCGACCAGCGGGAAGCCCATCAGCAAGGCGCGCTGGCCAGGTGCCGAAGGCGGCTGCCAGAGGTAGTTGCCGTCGGCGTCCTTGAGCTTGCGGATCGAGGCCTGGGTCTTGCGGTTCATCACCCAGTTGGCGTTCTGCCGGTAGCCGGCCTTCAGCGTGTAGACGGTGTCGATCAGGATGTCCGACGGGCTCGATGCCGGCAGCGCGCCCGACACACCGGTCACCACATAACCGATGTCGCCCCAGGCCCAGCTCGCCTCGGCCACCTTGGTATAGTCGAGAAAACCCTTGGGCTTGTTGACGCCGTTGCCGTTGACGAAGGCCGTGCCCTCCTGCTCGGCAAAAGCCGTTTCCACCTCGGAAGCGATCCACTGGTCGAGATCGACGATGCTGTCCTCAAGCAGCGACGCCGTCGCCGCCGGCATGGCGTAGAGCTCCATCGTCGGAAACTGCAGCTCGGCCAAGGTCGGCGTCGCCGTCTGCGGCCGCGCCGCCGTTTCCGCCACCCAGCCGACTGCCGGACCGGTAACGGTGAACGGCTTCTTCAGCACGGCAGCAGACACCTGCCTGACGGAAGCGATCGAACGCAGCGGCGACAATGTCGACAGCCGGCGCCCGATTTCCGTCTCCGTCTCGGGCGGTACCAGATAGCCGCCGTCCTGGCCGGAGCCATACGACATCGCCTTGGTGTCGAGCGAGCGCAGCTGACGGTCGTCGCCGCTGCGCATATAGGCCTCGAACGCGTCCTTGTGCTCGCTCGGCATCGAACGGCCGTCGCGTCCAAGTGCCGGCCGCAGCCGCTTCAGCGACAGGCCGTCGAGGGTCCGCTTCTGCTCGTCGAGGGCGCGCGAGATGCGGTCGACCTTGTCGCTGGTCACCACGTCAGCGCCAAGCCTGCCTTCCAGTTGCGCCAGCCGCTCGTCGTTGCTGTCCTTGAAAGCCTCGAAGGTGGTCATGAACTCGCCGAAGGCATCCTTCAGGTCGAGTGTATCGCCAGCCGCTCCCTTGATTTCGGGGGCGCGCGGCGTGTGGGTCTCGTTCATGCGCTGCATCCTTTTTGCTTGATCATGCGCGTCGCCTCGCGGATGCGTTCCACAAGGCCGCTCTCGGATCCCCATGCGGCGTCCCGCTTGCGCACGAGGCTGGCGAAGCCCTCGGCGATGACCGCCCTGGCGTCGCTCCTGGTCAGCCCCGCATCCCGCGTGAGCCAGCCTTCGAATTGTCTCGTCGTCGGCAGCCGCCCACGCCCCTTCACCGTGTCGATGCGCGCTTCGGGCAGCATCGGAAAGGTGACGATCGAAATCTCCCAGAGGTCTGCCTCGAGGATGTGGCGTATGCCGCTCGCCTGCTCCTTGCGCGCCTTCACTGCGCGAAAGCCGATCGACAATCCGTCCAGCGCACCGCCGCGCAAGAGATTGTGCACGTCGCGGGCGCGACCAACGTCCTTGGCCAGCCGGCCGCGAACGAACAGGCCGCGCGCGTCTTCCTTGAGTTCCGTCCAGGTGCCGATCGGTTGATTGGGATCGTGCTGAAACAGCATGCGGATGCCGGCAGCACCGCGTGTCCGCAGCGACTTGGCAAAGGCGCCGCGTTCCACGATGTCCTTGCCGAGATCGACACGGCCGAAGAGGCTGGCATAGCCTGAGAAACTGCCGTCGCCGGCGACCTCGTCGAGCACCAGGTCGACGAACTTCTGCTCGCCTTGCCGCGCCGTTGCTTCATGAATCATGAGCGCCACTCCTCTTGCGTCTTTGATCGATCCAGCGCGCGAGGCGGTTGCCTTCGAAGAAGCGCTTGACGAAGCCAAGGGCCCACCAGGCGCACAGGCTTGCCGCGGCAGCCCCCATCATCGTCATCTCCGTCACGTTGATCAGTTCTTCGATGCCAAGCTCGGCTGCGATCTTCAGGCCGACCGTTCCGCCGAACACCAGCCCGCAGGCGACGCCGACGGCGAAGCGCACCGCGGCCTCGCGCCGGCCTTGCGGCAGGATGTAAGCGAGCGAGATCGCCGAACCGGCGATCGCGCCCGCGCTTTTGGCAAGCCACAGCCAGCCGGGATCGGGCAGGTAGGTCATCGTCATGAGGTTCCGTATTCGATCGTTCAGCCGCGTGGCGGATAGCCGACGGCCTCGCGCTTTTCGTCTTCGCTGAGGAAACTGGCCGCTTCGACCCGGGTCCAAAGCGCGTCGCGCTCGCCGGCAAGCCCTTCGACCTGGTCGGCGTCGTACCAGAGCCGCAAGCCTTCACCGAAAGCCGGCGCCAGCCAGGCGGAAAGCTCCTTCGCCGTCCGCGCCACCAGCGGCAGCACGGTCAAGCGGTAGAAGGCGCGGTTCGCCTCCTGGTAATTGGCATATGTGTTGTCACCGGGAATGCCGAGCAGCATTGGCGGTACCCCGAAGGCCAATGCGATATCGCGGCTCGCCGAGTGCTTGGCCTCGATGAAGTCCATGTCCTTTGGCGTCAGACCCATGGCTTTCCAGTCGAGCCCGCCTTCGAGCAGCAGCGGCCGCCCGGCCCGGGTCGTCCCAGAGTAGCCCTCCTCCAGCTCCGCCTTCAGCCGGTCGAACTGCTCGTCGCTCAGATTGCCGCCATCCTTCGGAGCGTAGACCAGCGCCCCGGACGGCCGCGCCGAATTGTCCAGCAAGGCCTTGTTCCACCTTCCTGCTGCATTGTGCGTGTCGAGCGCGATCAGCGCCGCTTCGAGCGGCGGAAACCCGTAGTGGTCGTCGAGCGGATGAAACAGCGTCAGGTGCGCCGCGCCGCCATGTTCGCCCAGGCCAAGGCTGACACGCCGCCGCGCGCTGCCCTCTCGATGCTCCAACGCCACGGGCCAGCCGCTGGCATCTGCGGCCACGGCAACCCGGTCGGGTCGCAAGAGGTGCAACTCACGTGCTCCTCCGCCCGCCTCGACCAACTCAACATAGGCGTTTCCCGACAACAACAGGTGGCCATACAGCATCTCCATGAAACTGCCGCCGGCTTGCCTGTCGTTTGGCCGCTCGAGCAGCCCCAGCAAGGCGTGATCGTCCAGTTCGCTGGCGCCTTCGTAGAGCAGCCAGGGAATGGCCGACGCCGTCTCCGAGATCAGGCGCACCGAGCGATGCACGATCGGGTTGCGCATGAAACCTTCGCGCGCCAGCCCGGCATAGTCGCGCCGCGTCCAGCGCGCTTCGCCTTGTGCATGGAGTGCGACGAAGCCGGTCGGCACGCCACTCTTGCGTTCAGGCACGACGCTACGCTTCCCGGTCAGCCAGGACCAAGGCCAGTTCAAAGCCATATCGTTTCCTGTTCAGAGAAAATCGCGGATTCGCGGTTCGGTCGACCAGTCCGGCATCAGTTCGCCGATGGCCCAAACCAGCGCATCGACCCGGTCGGGGGAACGGCCATTCGACAGCCCGTTCGGGCCGAAGTCGCACATTTCGTCTTCCAGCGCCGGAAAGCGCCCGGCATGCAGCACCCTGCCCTGCGCATAGAGAGCCGCAATCGGCTCGGCACGCAGCCATTTCGACCGCTTTGCCCTTACCGCCTTCACCGGCACCGCCGGATCGACCGTTCGGATCACCGCCGTGACCATGTCGCCGCCCTGGTTGGTCTCGGCGACGATGCAATCTGCTTCCAGGCGATGAAACAGCCTCACCGCCGTACCTGCCCAGTCCTGAGGTTTCGCGGCTTGGACCGTGGCATCGGCCAGGACCACCGCCTTACCCGCACCGTTCAGCCCGACCGCGACGATGCCGCAGGCGTCTGATGTCTTGCGGGAACTCGCCGGCGGGTCGACCGCCACCACGATACGGCGCAAGTCGTTTGCTTCCGCGACCCAGGCCGCTTCGAGCATACCGCGCGACCACAAGGCATCGTCGCGGTCCTCGATCAGTTCGCCGTCCAGTTCCTGCCGTCCCAGCACGCTGCCGCCATAACGAGTGCGGATCGCAGCCAAAAAACCTGGTGCGAGGTTGGCGCTATTCTCATCCGAGCGCATGCGCGTCACCGCAACCTCCGGATCCGCAAGCAGACGCTTCAGCAGCGGCACCGGCCGCGGCGTCGTGGTGATGATCTGCCTCGGCCTGTCGCCAAGCCTGAGCCCGAACTGCAGCATGTCAAAACAGGCGTCCGCATGTTTCCATTTAGCAAGTTCGTCACACCACGCCGCCTGAAACTGCGGTCCACGCAGGCTGTCGGGATCTTCGGAGGAGAAAATCTGCGCCACCGCACCACTGTCCCAGACCAGCCGCTTGCGGCTCGGCTCGAAACGCGGCCTGTCATGGCGCGAAATCGTTGCGATCCCGGACGGTCCTTCGATCATCACCTCGCGGACATCGGCCAAGGTCTCACCAACAAGCGCGATAGGCGAATACCTATGGCTGGCAAAGGGCGAAAACCCGCGCACCATGCTGTTGACCCATTCTGCCCCGAGCCGGGTCTTGCCGGCCCCGCGCCCACCGACCACCAGCCAAGTCGCGGGCTGAGGCCCAAGCGGGTATTGAGCGATGCGGGCGAAGTGAATCCACTCCCGCGCAGTAAGGTGCCGTTCACGCTCGGTCAGGTTCTTCTGCGCCCAGCACCCGAGCATAATCTCTAGCAAGCTCGATGATGCGTCGGTCGATCCTTGCAAGCACGTCCGCCATTTCTGCATCTCGGTTCGTCTGGCTCACTTTCGCGCGGTCGCCCCCTCGCATCAGTTCGCTGATCTTCTCGACGGTTCTTACGATCGAACCGACCATGTCGACCTGGCCCTTGTCAAAACCGCCCTCGTTTTCGAGGCGCAGCGTTTCGACCTGCCCGACCAGGGAATCGGCCAACCGCGCCAAACGGTCGTCGATGTCATCACTAACAGGGGAAACCCACCCTTCCCGCAGGATGCGTCGTTCAATTGAGGAGACGGCATAGCCGCTCGCCGCCGACAAAAGCTCGACATCGACAGCGCCGCGTTCAAAAAGCGTGCGCACTGCCTGCCTTCGTTCGTTCGCTTTCGCGACCAACGAAACCTCCATATTCAT